AATAATTAATTTTTTTAAGTAACTTTACGCTCATGGTTTAGGTTCTGCGATTCTCGAAAGGGGGTCGCAGTTTTTTTTTGTGTACAAAGTATAGACGTATATAGACTAGGTGTTTTTGTAAGTACTTAAAAATCAATTAGGTGAGGGGTAACAGGGTAAAAGGGAACTATTTTCATATTCCTACAAATAAAAAAATAAAAAAAGTAATACAAAAAAATATATTTTATTTTTATTAAATATTATAACTTTTATCTTATATACCTTATATCTTTTGTTGTAAGTCAATAGTGGCAAGGGCTAAGAGGTAGTGGATAGACTAAAATTCTATCCACTACCTATCCTATATCCCCTATATCTTTTTTAAAAACAAAAAAAGTATTGTAGATTAAAAAAGAATACTTATATTTGAAAACTTATTAAAGAGAAGTACAGCTCTTAAATAGATAAAGAAATTAGTAAGACCCATATTGTGTTAGTAGGCTGTACTCCGAAAGCACAATATGGGTTTTTCATTTAACATAAGTACAGTATGAAAAAAGAAGAATGGAAATCAATTCCGAATTATCAAGGACTTTATGAAGTCAGTTCTTTAGGTAGACTAAAAAGTTTAACTAGAAATAAAATTTTATCCCCAAGTAAAGAACATGGATATTTTAAAACTACAATAAGTAATAAAATAAAAAAAAAGTATGCAATTCACCAACTTGTCGCAATGGCATTTCTTGGACATGAACCTTGTAGGCATAAATTAGTAGTTGACCACATAAACGAAAACAAGTTGGATAATAGGGTTGAAAATTTACAGATAATAACTAATAAAGAAAATGTTATTAAATCTATTAAAAATAAAATTAAATCATGATTAGTTACTGGAAAACGGTCAAGGATGTAAATAATCCAACAGAAGAAACTACTATTGATATTTTTATTGATAGAGTTAAGAATGGTTATTGGCGTGAATTAATTGCACCTATACGAAATGAAAAGGACAAAGAAAAACAAAAGCCTTTAAAAGCTAAATTGCCAGCGGTTACTATTGGAGGGAGTTTTAAAGAAAGAAACGAAAAATCTTTATTAGCTCATAGTGGTTTTATGTGTGTTGATATAGATAATTTTTCAGACAACACAGCTTTAATAAACGATCCTTACACTTATTGTTGTATGAAGTCGGTAGGTGGGAATGGTTTTGCGGTAATTGTTAAAGTAAATCCCGACAAACATAAAGACTGTTACAGATGGATTGAAAAATACTACTTAACAAAGTTTGGAATATTAGTAGATTCAGCTCCGAAAAATGTAGCGAGTGCAAGGTTTATAACTTTTGATGAAAATTTATACGTAAATACTAAATCTAAGAAAGCACAAACGTTAATAGAAAAGCCGTTAAGACCAAAATCATTGGCTATAATAGTTCCTAGTACCGAAGTTGGTCAATTAGTAGACGAAGTACAAACAAACGTCTTAGAAGATTATACTGATTGGTTAAGTTTTGGATTGGCTTGTGCAGAAACTTTTAATGAAGAAGGAAGGTCATATTTTCATAAAATGAGTAGTTTGTCTTCAAAGTACGACGCTAATATTTGTGATAAAAATTATGATTATTTATTAAAAAGAAAAGGTCAAGGAATAACAGCAGGTACTTTTTATTTTTATTTAAAACAAGCGGGTGCGGATATTTCTAAGTACGCTGCAAATAAAACAATAAATGAAATAGCACTCAATAAAAGGATAGGAGTTTCTAAAAGTGAATCAGCTATTGAACTTTCTAAAAAACAAAATTTATCTATTGAGGAAGCAAAAGAATTAGTAGATGAAATTTACGAAAGAAACGATATAGATGTAAGACACCAAACGGGAACTGAAAATATAATTATAAATATTTCAAATTTTATATTTAAACAGCACCAATTGAAAAAAAATATAATTACGCATAAATATGAAATTGATAATAAAGAAATGCAAAAAGAACATTTTAATTCTTTGTATTTAAAAGCCAGAATGACCTTTGATGATAATGCCGTTACTTATGACTTGATTGAAAGAATTATCATGTCGGAGGCTACTTTGGAATTTAATCCTATTCATCAATATATTGAATCTAATAAGCACAGAAAGACAGATGGTAACGTTGAAAAAATGATTAATACTATTGTTACTCGTAGCTCCATGAAAAAAACATGGATTAGAAAATGGTTAATTTCAATCATAGCTTGTTATGATGGTTATCCTGTACGTTCTGTTTTATGTTTAACGGGTGGGCAAAACACGGGTAAAACTGAATGGTTTAGACGATTACTTCCAGCAGGGCTACAAAAGTATTATGCTGAATCTAACATGGATAAAGGTAAAGACGATGAACTTTTAATGTGTGAAAAATTAATTGTTTTGGACGATGAAATGGGAGGTAAATCTAAACAAGACGAAAAACGATTTAAAGAATTAACTTCTAAAAATTTCTTTTCACTACGAGCGCCTTATGGTAGACACAACGAAGACTTTAAGAGATTAGCATTATTATGTGGCACAACAAACGATAAAGCCGTAATAAACGATCCAACGGGTAACACACGAATATTACCTATTGAAGTTGATACTATTGATCATGACTTATATAATTCTATTGATAAAGATGAATTATTTATGGAGCTATACAGAATGTACACAACGGGCGTGCAATGGCAACTTGATAAGGATGAAATAAATATATTAATGGAAGTATCACAAGAATTTGAAACTATACCTTTTGAAAAGGAATTAATACTTAGGTTTTTTGAAGTACCAATAGAAGACGAAGCCTATCTATTAATGACAGCAACAGCAATTAAAGACGTTATAGAATGCAACTCTAAACAAAAAATAATGTCAATGAAAAACTTTGGCACTATGTTAAAAAAGATATTTGGCGACCAAGTACAAAAGAAAGACGGTTGGAAGTATAAAGTAAAAGAAAAATATGGACTTAAAGACGAAACAAAATCATGGATAGAATAAAAATGAATTATAATTGGAATTTAAAAGATGCCAACTTTACAAAAGATAAAGGCAAAGTATTTAGTTGTTTTGCCTGTGGTGGTGGTTCTACAATGGGTTATAAATTGGCTGGATTTGATGTAATAGGTCACAACGATATAGACCCTAAAATGGTTGAAGTTTACAAAGTAAATCATAATCCAAAATTTAGCTATTTAGAAAGTATCACAACTTTTGCCAAAAGAAAAGATTTACCAAAAGAACTTTACGAACTTGATATTTTAGATGGTTCGCCACCTTGTAGCTCGTTTAGTATGGCTGGTAATCGTGAGAAAGATTGGGGTAAAGAAAAGAAATTTCGAGAAGGTCAAGAATTACAAGTTTTAGATACTCTATTCTTTGACTTCATAGACCTTGCAAAAGAGTTACAACCAAAGGTAGTAGTAGCTGAAAATGTAAAAGGCTTATTAATGGGAGATGCTAAAAAGTATGTAATTGAAATTTATAAAGCATTTGATGAAGCTGGTTATACGTGCCAACACTTTTTATTAGATGCTTCAAAAATGGGAGTTCCGCAACGTAGAGAAAGAGTGTTTTTTATTGCAATGAGAAAAGATTTAGCACTAAAATTTATGGAGTATGTAGATATGTTTACAGAACTTCCAAAGTTAAAATTAGATTTTAACGAAAAAGAAATATTTTGGGACGAATTTGAAACTGATGATAAAACACCCACACTAACAAGTGAAAAAGCACTTAAGTTGTGGGATGAAATAAAGCCGGGGCAAACTTTTGGGGACCATCCTGATAATAATTCTGGGTTTGGAGCTTATAAATTAGCAAGATTAAGAGCATTGCCAACAATAACAAGTGTTTTCAGACCAAAGTCAGGAACTGGTTTGTTGCACCCTGAAATTCCTAGAATTTTAAATAAAATAGAATACTGTTGTGGTGGAAGTTATCCTCAGGATTATAATTTTTTAAAAAATCAATACGGCTACCTTATCGGAATGAGTGTGCCACCTTTAATGACCGGTAAAATAGCAGAACAGATTTATAAACAATGGTTAAGTAAATTATGAAACTTAGAGATTATCAAGAAAGATACATTACAGAGCTAAGGAATAGTTTTGTAAAAGGCAATAAGAAAGTAGTTTTATGCGCTCCAACGGGTGCAGGAAAAACTATTATGTTTTCATACATGACAAAAAACAGCTTTACAAAAGGCAATAAGGTACTTATTTTAACAGATCGTAAAGAGTTGTTTTCGCAATCGGATAGTGTTCTTACAAAGTTAGGCATGAATCCTCAATTAATTAAACCAAGTGAAAATGTGGATTTTAACGAGTCGCTTTTTGTCGGTATGATTCAAACTATAATGCGTAGAATAGATTTATTAAAAGAGTGGATTAATACATTAGATTTAATCATAATAGACGAAGCACATAAATCTATATTTGATAATCTGTTTCAATACGTAAACGAAAAGACTTATGTAATAGGTGCAACAGCAACGCCATACAGAGAGGGTAAACAACTTTCTTTGTCTCAGTTTTACACCGACATAATTCAAGTCATAGACACGCCCGAATTAATAAACAAAGGTAATTTATCCAAACCAATTTCTTATGGCGTTAAAATAGACCTAAAAGGTGTGAAAACAAAAGGGGGTGACTACGATGAAAAAAGTTTAGCAGATAGATATTCCGAAATTAAATTATTTCATGGGGTTTACGATAATTACATAAGAATTTGCAACGGAAAAAAAGCCTTAATATTTTCTCCCAATATAGATTCATCAAAAGAATTAATACAGTCTTTTCAAGATAAAGGACTTCCAGCAATGCACGTGGACTGTTACATGAATAATAGAAGTGAAGTCATTGAGTGGTTTCACAATACACCAGGAGCTATTTTGTCTAACTACGGAATACTAACAACGGGGTTTGATTGTCCTAGTATTGAGGTTGTAATATTATACCGAGCTACGAAATCTTTACCTTTATTTCTTCAAATGATCGGTCGTGGATCACGTGTAACTAATTTAAAAAATCAGTTTACAATATTAGATTTTGGTAATAACATTAGACAACACAACTATTGGGAAGAACCTAGAACCTGGTCACTAATTAAAAAAGAAAAAAAAGAGGGTGCAGCACCAATTAAGGAATGCGAGTGTGGTTATTTATTGCATGCTAGAATAATGGAATGTCCTGAATGTGGTCATATATTTGAAAAAACTATTGAAGAGAAAGAGAAAGATATTATTGTTGAACTTCAAGAACTTTCAAAAACTAGATTAAATAATATTATTGCAAAAGCAAATTTCAAAGAATTAGAGCTTATAGCAATTGCAAAAGGTTATAATAAAAATTGGATATTTCATCAATTAAAAAGTGCCAATGATTTTAGGGAATATGGAAAATATAAAGGATTTAAAAAAGGATGGGCAGAAATGCAAATTTTAAAAAGAATAGTATGAAGACAGAGGACGCTATACAACAGGAGATAGTAATGTGGTATCGTAATACCTATTGCTTAAAGAAACACGATCCGCAAAACATTATTTTTTCAGTACCTAACGATTCAAAAGATGTAAAAGAACAAATGAGGAAAAAAGCTACGGGCTTGTATGCTGGCGTTTCGGATTTAATTTGTATTCATTTTGGCAAAGTCTTATTTATAGAGATAAAAGCTGAAAAGGGAGTGCAGTCTCAAAGACAAAAAGACTTCCAACAGCTTGTCGAAAACCAAGGCTTTAAATATTATTTAGTAAATAATTTAATTTTTTTTAAAGAAATACTTGTTTATTAATTATAAATAGTTATATTTGTATATAATTAATAATTAAAAACTAAAAACCATGGAAGATTTATTAAAACGATTTCAGACACAAATGAAGTTAGTGGTTAAAAACAAAGGCTTTTTTGACAGCAAAATAAAAGACCTTGTTCACACGTATGCTTTGCTTATTGAAACAAAAAGAAACAAAGATTACAAATTACTCCCGTCAACTGAAGGGGATTATTATCATAGAGCTTGCATAATGCTTTACGATTTAACTATTTATCAAATTAATTTAAACCTAGTAATATCATGAAAAATCTCTACAAATCACTCGCTAACTTTCAACAGGAAGTTCCAACAATTCACAAAGCAACACAAGGGTTTGGCTACACCTATGCAGACTTGCCAAAAATCTTTGAAGTAATTAACCCTATCTTAAAAAAACATGGATTAGGATTTACCCAATTGATTAATGGAACTGAATTAATAACAATAGTTTTTCACGTTGAAAGCGGAGAACAAATTGAAAGTAAAACAGCTATACCACAAGGTGTACAATTGAAAGGTATGAATGACTTTCAGGTGCTTGGTTCTGCAATTTCTTACTTACGTCGTTACTGCATTAGTTCAATTTTGGGCATAGTTAGCGACAAAGATACAGACGCAGGTGGGGAGCAAGTAAGCAAGCCAGTTATTACTGAGAAAGAAGTATTAAGCAACGATCGTTTTGACAAAGCAGTTGAAAAGATCCGTAAAAAAGAATACACGATTGAAGAATTGAAAGCTAAATTTAAATTAAACACAGCTCAAGAGGGGGCTTTATTATTGATCAACTTATGAGTATTTACTTAACTATTTTAACAATTTATTGGATTATTTTATTAATCTTTTTAATATCAATCAATCCAAAATTACCAACAGGATCAACAAGAATAATCAGAAATTGGAATCAAGGCTTATTTATTTTCGGATGGTTAAGCTTTCTTTTTTCCGCAGTATTAACATTTTTAATTCAATCATTATGAAAGTAACTTATGAATTATACGATAAAGAGGGTGAACCTTTAATGCGTTTAGAAGGAAAAGAATATATTGCTCCTATTGGTTCTGAAGTTATTTTCTATGATGATCAGGATGATGAAAAAGGTTACTCTTTAGTAAGTGTTGAATTTGTTAGTATAGTAATGTCTCACAGTTATTATATACATGAAGATACACTTTATATTAATTGTGAACCAATAGAAGATTTATCAGAACACGATGAATCACAATTAAGAAAGTATAATAAAATAAAAAACAAAAGAAAATGAAAATCAGATGTTCATCACTTCCGAAAATTTGCACCGCTTCAAAAGTCAAAGGAGCTTTAAGCGAGACCGCAAAGAGTTACATTAAAACAATAGCTAAACAAGACTTCTATGGCTATGAAACCGAACTAAACAATAAGTACGTGAAGAAAGGTATAGAGTGTGAGGGAGCGGCTATATTGCTTTATAACAATGTTTTTTTCACAACACACGAAAAGAACAAAGAAAGAAAGTCAACTGAAATAATTACAGGAGAATGCGACATCATAACACCTGAATTAATTATTGATATTAAGTGTTCATGGTCATTTGAAACTTTCCCTGCTACAAGCGAGGATATTACTTTGAAAGATTACGAATATCAATTACGGGGCTATATGTACCTTTACGATGTTAATAATGCGGAGCTTGCTTATTGCATGGTTGACACTCCAGACCATTTGATTGGCTATGATAACGTGCAAATTCACAAAACAATAAACGCACCGATTGAAAGCTTAGTAACTACTTTAAGAATCGAAAGGGATGAAAAGTTAGAAGATGAAATGATTGAGAAGGTACACATGGCACATGAATACTATAACGAGTATATTAACAAGTTAAATGATAAAAACAAATGAAAAACATAATTGATTTTAAAGACATTAACTTCTCGGTTATTGCTTCACATTTGAAGTATAATCGAAAAAGTTATAAAAAACAAAAGCTAGTAGAAAAAGCCTTTGAAATTGCAAATGAAGTATTAATTTTAAAACAAAAAGAACAATGAAACATGAATTTAAATTTACAGGGATTATTATAGAAATCCTTGACGTAACACAAACATCAAAAGAAAAAAAAGTTGAGTTTATTGTTGAAGAACAAGTTGACAAGTACCCTCAAAGTGTTAAGTTTTATATTTACGGGGATGAAAAAGTAGATAAATTTAAAAAGTACAACAAGGTAGGTGCAAATGTAGAAATATCGTTTAATTTTAAAACAAATTACGTTGTTGCAACAGATACCCACTATACAAGCATAGAGGCTTGGAATGTTTTTAAACCTAAAGAGGTAAGTGCAGTACCGTTTTAATATGTCAGGTGGTGGCACTCTACAATGCCTATCAAGGAGAGAGAACTCCCGAATAAACTCAGAGGTTGGAAATGAGCTAACCAACGAGCCACCACTTGTATATAACATAAGTATAGGCGCACTAACTTCTTATTTTCTAATAGAACGCTGACAGCTCGGAATAGACGGCATAATTTATTTTTATTAAAATAGTTGTATATTAATTATAAATGTGTATATTTGTGTATAACCTTAACAAATAGAACCCATGAAAGCTGCAACAATTACAAAAACATTAGCAAAAGTAAACGCTCAACCAACAGAATATTCTTTAGGATTTAAAAGATTAACTGTTCTTCCTAT